GAAAGATAATCACCACGAAGGATGAGACTCGAGTCATCGGTATCAAGGATATTTCTGAGCATGTGAAGAAGCTTGAGGCCATGAACGATGACAATTCAAAGATCCGTTTGGCATGGCTCAATACGAAAGTCGCTGTGCTTAAGGTGGGAGCGGGTTCTGAGTCCGAGCTTTCGTATGTATCCAAGAAGGCTAAAGATGCTTGTCATGCTTCCTATTTGGCATTGAAGGATGGAGTCGTTGCAGGTGGAGGATTGGCATTGGCTAACGCCAGTGCATATCTCCCGAAAACAATAGGAGGGGATATCTTACGAGTCGCTTTGCAAGAGCCTCATGCCCTCATCGCTAAGAATGCAGGGGTTGAGATGGTAGGCATTACGATTCGAGGATATGGCGGTGTTGACGCACGGACTGGGAAATTAGTGCCAGACATGTTTGAGGCCGGCATAGTCGATCCGACTCTCGTCATTAAGAACGCAGTGAAGAATTCGGTCTCTATTGCTTCAACAGTCTTGACTTCCTGTGGTATTATTACGCTGCCTAAACAAGAAAATGAAACTCATCGGCAAATGCCAAGTATGTAAAAAGACTCGGCTCTTCATTCGGAAGCGAATTTATATTCACAAGATGATTGGAGAGATCACTTCTCAGAGCCGATTGTGCGGAGGATGTTTCAACAACATCCGCAAGATGGACCCGATGTTCAAGTAGTCGAATAATGGTTTTTTTCCACCATGTCATTAGAACTCACTCCACAAAGACTCAAAGCAAACAGAGAGAACGCAAAGAAAGCGGGACGACCAAAAGGTGTCGCCACTATCGAGCGTGAGAAGGCGAAAGATTATATCGCTTCACGCATCGGAGAGTACATGCCTCAGATATTCGAGGTCATCGTCGCAAAGGCTCTCTCGGGAGACATTGCGGCCGTAAAAGAATTGTTCGATAGGGGATTCGGCAAGCCGTCTCAGGCTGTCGATGTCACGACGAAGGGCGAGTCCGTCAATCCTTCTTCGCCAGAGCTTGCCAAGCTCGCTCAGGACTTCGAAGAAGAACTGAAAAAGAATGTCAAAAACTCCGCTTCTTGACCAAGTGTCATTGGTTGGATTCATCGTTAGCAACGACATACGAAATGAAACCGGCGATCCATTAGACTTTTGGAAATACCGCTTCATGTACGACATCTATTGCGATAGGTCGAGACTTTTGTGCTGCAGGAAATCAGCTCAGATAGGCTTCACCACATTCGAAATAGTGAAGACGGCTCATGAGTGCAAGTTCGATAAGTACGACATCATCTACGTTCTGCCTACGGCCGATGATGTAAAGAAGTTCTCAGGAGGCAAGACCAACAAGATTCTCTCTCAGAATCCAATCATGGCCGCTTGGACGAAGGACAAGGACTCTATCGAGCAAAAGCAGTTCGGCGACAATACAGTTTACTATCAGGGATCATGGACAGAGCGAGCGGCCTTGATGATTACAGCGAAGAAGCTCGTGGTTGACGAATACGATCGATGCAAGCCTCAGATCGTCGAGCAGTATGATTCACGTCTGCAATCGATAGCCGAGCCGAAAAAAGCGTTCTTCTCAAACCCAAGCGCTCCCGACTTCGGCATCGACAGACTCTACAAGCAAAGCGATCAGAAGAAATGGCACATCACGCATTCATGCGGTCGTCAATATGTCATGGACGAGACTTGCATCGATTATGATGCTCGCATCTATCGCTGTCCGAAGTGCGCTAAGGAGATCACGGATGAAGAACGCCGTATGGGGGAATGGAAGGCGACTGGCAAGGGCGAATGGTCGGGTTACTGGATTCCTCTGTGGATAGCTCCCTGGATGCCGGCCTCAAAGATAGCGGATGCCAAGAAAGAAAAGACTCCTGAATACTTTGCCAACTTCGTTGCAGGTCTTCCGTATATTGGAGGCGGCAATAAGGTTGCGGCGTCCACCATCATTAACTGCCTTGATAGGCGCATCAATGAGCAGGAAGAGCGCATCATCATCGGCGTCGACACTGGTCTTCCTATTCATTTCGTCTTGGCGAACAAGCAGGGCTTCTTTCACTACGGCAAGTTCCAAAGCTCCGATCCTTACGATGAGCTTGAGAAGATAATGATTCGTTTCCCGAGCTCGATAGTCGTTGCCGATCAAGGCGGAGACCTCATCGGCATTCGAAAGCTCCAAGCGAAGTACCCAGGACGGGTCTTCCTCGTGTGGTATCGTGCAGACAGAAAGACGCAGGAGCTTATGCAATGGGGAACTGATGCCGAGTACGGCAAAGTCGTTGCCGATCGTAACCGCATCATCCAATGGTTCATTGACGAAATGCTTGCCAAGCAGGTCACATTCAATGGCTCGGAGTCCGAGTGGCAGGACTACATCGTTCATTGGATGAACATATACCGCACATGGGAGGAGAATGCTCTCGGGGTTAAGGAATTCAAATGGGAGCGTCAAGGACCAGACCATTGGGTTCACGCCACGATATATGCTCGCATTGGCTTGGAGAAGTTTGCAGAGACCAAAGCCCAGATAGTCGGGGGCGATGTCCTCGAGGGAATACCCACAGGACGATTCTTCAATGAACAATAAACCATACACGGGAGCGTTTCGAACATTATGAAATTACCCATTGAGCAACTTACAGTCGTCACCTTGACAGAGCATGAGGCTCGGATGTTCGTGCAGTTCCAAAAGCACTTCACCTTGATTGGGCTTCTCGAGTCCATTGGGGGATTCTCAATCAGGAACGGGAGTGTTACTATCCATTTCGATTCAACGGGGCAGATCGGTTCGGTAGACAAGCAAGAGCATTACAGGCCGTAGTTCTTTGAAAACCGCAAGCTAGGTAAACAAAACAAGATGAAGAAACTTATATGGAGGCTGAGTCGCCTACCAGAACCCTCGGAACTCCAGGGTCTTGTCAAAGACAAGATAATTACTCAAGAAGAAGCAAGAGAAATTCTATTCAAAGAGAAAGATGAAACCGAGCCTGTTCCTAAGGCCGATGAGCTGAAGAGCGAAATCGAGTTCCTGAGGAAGCTCGTCGAAAAGCTGTCGAACGGCCGAGTCGACACCATCACGAACTACATCACTACCTATCCGAATCCGAATAGGTGGTATTGGTATCAGCCATATGTGACATGGTGTTCGAGTATCACTCCATCGCTCACGGCGACAAGCGGCTACTGTTCTACTGACTTCCAAAACTCCTGTACCGCAGGAACAGCGACTCAAACTGGCGGGTTGCAGTACACAACGATGAGCAACAACACGCTTTATGCTTCAGCAGGTGGAGACGCCTCAGGCTTTAGCGAGATCAAGACGTTCTAATTAACAAATACACTAGCTTGCGGTTTTCAGAGTGTTACGCAGAAATCAAGCGAAGTTATCCACAAGTGGGGATTTATAGCATCTGTGGTATAGTTCGGGCAATCGAATAAAAAGCCACACCCAACGAAGGGCGGCACGGGGAGCTTTCCCTAGTGTCGCTTTTTTCGTTGGATGAAATCATTTCATACATGTCCACAAAAGACCCAGTTGAACAGAATATCATCGGAGTGCAGTCACTCGTCGGTTCAAAGATGAACAAGATTATTTCTGGCGCAGGATCACAACAGGAGGGAGTCGATGGGGAATTTGAGGATGAGCTTACTCTTAAGCTCGATGACAAGGAGCTCCTTGAGTTGGCGAATGCCACGGAGCTTCGCTATCAGCCGTATGAGTCCAAAATAAAGCTTCGCCAACAGGCCATTAAGACTTGGTACTTAGGCCGTCAAAAAGAGCAATCGGCCAATCCAACGATCATCGATGGTCAGCCGATCTCGGCGAATCTGCTGTTTGAAGCGGAGGAGACCTTCTTGCCGGCGGCCTTGTCGAAGAATCCTGAGCCAGTCGTTTGGGCGGACAATACACCAGAGGGCAATGAGCTTTCGAAGGACGTGAAGACGATGCTTCAGTTCCATGCCGATATACTCGTTCTGCGTCGCAAGCTGACGCTCCTTGTCCGCAAGTGGTCGCTCGATCTCTTGGGCGTCATGAAGCACGGATGGGACCCAATCATAAACGACATCAAGCTTGAGGTAAGGGACGTGAAGAATTTTGTCTTTGACCCTGAGGGATACATTGATTCATATGGAGACTATCAGGGCATTCTGGGCGAACGTATCAAGGTCACGGCGTCTGTCCTTTCTGACCTTTATCCGAGCGCTAAGTCCTTCATTACTGTCCTTGTCGACGGGAAGATGGGGACGGACGTCACCTATACGCAGTGGTGGAACGATGATTACATGTTCGTCACCTTCAAGGGCAAAGTCCTTGAGAAGAGCAAGAATCCTCATTTCAACTACGACAAGATGGAAGATGAGACAGATCAAGATGGCAACATCGTCCCTCAGCTCATCAAGGGCAATAACCATTTCCATCGCCCGAAGAAGCCGTACACATTCCTCAGCGTGTTTTCTTTGGAAAATCAGCCTCACGATGAGACTGGCCTCATCGAGCAGAACATTCCGAATCAGCGCCGAGTCTCTCGTCGCACGGATCAAATCGACTTCAATTTGACGAAGGCGAACAACTCCGATGTCTTTTCGGGAGTGAACTTCAATCAGGAGACGGCCAAGCAAGCGTCTCAGGCCATTGCCAAAGGAAACCCTGTCATCGTTCCTTCTGGCGGTCCTATATCGGGGGCGATTGTCCGTCTCCAAGCGCCAGGCGTCGACGGCTCGTTCTTCAATGAACTCGAGAACTCCAAGAATGATCTGCGATCTATTTTCGGCACTCAGGGAATCACGGCTACGCAGCCGGACGAAGATCAAACGGCTCGAGGCATGATACTGAATCAGCAGTACGACAACACCCGCATTGGCGGAGGCATCGGCGACGCTCTTGAGCAGGTGGCGGATAACATCTTCAACTGGTGGACTCAGCTCTACTACGTCTATTACGACGAGGATCATTTCGCCGCCATCATGGGGCAGATGAAGGCCGTTGAGTACATTCAGCTCAAAGCCGCCAATCTGACCAAGCGTCTCGTTGTCTCGGTAGCAGCCGATTCGATGAAGCCGCATGACGAACTCACCGAGATGAATCAGGCAATGTCGCTTTGGAGTGAAGGCGCTCTCGATCCGAAGACCCTGCTCACAATCCTCAACTTCCCAGATCCTCAAGTGACGGCAGGACAGGTCGTCCTGTGGAAGACGAACCCTCAGCTTTATATGCAGTTGAACTTCCCAGACTTGGCCGCTCAGATTCAACAGGCGACGATGGCAGCAGTTCCTCAGCCGGCGGCAGGAGGCGCTCCGCCTCAGCCTGAAGCGGGACAACCCGCTCCGTCTCTTGCGGGAGGAGGCATCGATGCAACGGCCGCCTTATCCAATGTTCCATTACCAAAATAATATGTTCAATTTTATGAAGAAAGTAATCGTTAAGAAAGTGAAGAAGCCAGTGAGAGAAGATCATTGCGCTCACTGTCACGGCACAGGTCGACATTTACCAGAACAGACATGTCCTGCTTGCAAGGGGACAGGAAAATAACATGGCAAACGGATTTGATAGTCATAAGAGGTGGGGAAATTCAGCCGTGAAGGGTGTGGGCGTGAATAGTCCTGCGATGATGGAAGCGAGGAAGGGTTTTGCAAAGAAGTCTTCCGCAAGGTCTAAGGCTCTGGGAAAGAAACTTCACAATGTTCGAGAAGAAAATCCTGAGACTACATCTTTGAGTAAGGAGGCTTATGAAAAGAAATATAAGATTCACGACTAACATGCCTCTCATTCATTCAAAATCAAAAGAAGCCTTCAAGGAGAATATCCGCAGGGAGGCTCATGCAGGTAAGCCAATCAAGCAAGCGGTCGCTATTGCTTATGACGTTAAACGTAAAGCGCTCGAGCGCAAAAAGAAATGAAAAAAATCCACGATATGAAGGAAGACAAATGGAAGACGAATCCCTTTGCTAAGGCTTGGAAGAATAAGAACATGAATGTCGCTCTCGAGCGGGCAAAGAAGAAAGCAGGTTCGGGAGGGGTCGGAGTCATGACATCGCATTATTCAGGTAAGAAATACACTTTATGAGAGACGTACCATGTAGTGTGAATAGTTACGAATCGACTCGCAACGCTGCGATAGAAAAAATTAAGAAAGCTTCGGAGGGAGATGATTTACTGGAATCGGTCGCCGAGGAGCTAGATCCGAAGAAGCAGCGTGAACGTGAGAAGAATTGCCAAGCCATTCGAATGATCGTTGACAAGTGTTTGGAGAATTATCGAGACGGCGAATATTCATTCAAAGAATCGGTAGATATGTTGTGTGGTGCGTTTAAGAAGCTGAAGTAAGTTCCATTGGTTGTAAAGTTCACCCATCAAAAGCTTGAATTAAAAAACTAATGCCTGAAATATGGCCGAAAAAATATGGAAAAACAGAATGAAGTAGAGAAGTTCTTTCAGGGACTTCCATCGCAAGAAAAGAAAGCCGCCGTCTTCGATGAAGAAAAAAAGGATGTCGCTGGTGATACAGCAGACGCCAAAAGGGACGGAGAGACAGACGCCGAAGCCGAGGTTCGCAAGAACCGCCGTCATCGACGGCTCGAAGAGCAACTTCAAAACGAACGTGAAAGCAATATCGCCCTCAATGAGCGATTGAAGGCCGCCACGCAAGCGGAGAGGACTGCTCGTGAATCGGGAGGGAAGCTTGACCCCCGACTCCTCAGACTCTTTGGTTCAGACGAGAAGGGTACAGAAGCTACCGCTCTGATGACCGAGATCATGAGGGAAAATGCTCAGCAAGCAAAAGCAGAAGCGCTTGATGAAATAGAGTCACGTCAGAAAGTCGCTCGGGACGAGCAAAAGAAATTCGAGTCGTTCATCGATTCAGAGCTTGAAAATCTTGAAGAGCAACACAATGTCGACCTCACTTCAAACGCACCAACGGCACGCAAAGCACGCAGAGAGTTCCTTGAAATGGTGTCGAATCTTTCTCCGAAGGATGAAGACGGCACTATCACCGGCTATGCGAATTTTGAAACAGCTTTCGAGCTGTATCAGAAAACACGCAAGGATGACAAGTCAGCCGAGACATCCCAAAAGCAGAAAGAAGTCGCATCACGATCCATGCAAAGGGCTGGCGGAGGTTCTTCTGAGACTGCTCAGAAAGTGACCCCAGGGTTCTTTGGTTGGAGAAGGGACTTCAATATCCAATAGCAAATTATTCACCTAATCTATTACTAATTTATGCCTCCAAATGTAAATATCATGACAACGACCAATCAATACCTCGCTCCGGCTTGGGTTGACCAGGTTCTTCGTGACAACTTCTTCTTCGGTAAGATCCTCGAGAAAGTAGATCGTTGGCAAGGTTCTCAGATGCTCTTCCCGATAAAATACCAGAAGGGTATCGCATCTGTGGCCTTCAACGGCTTCGATCTCTTGCCGATTTCGCAACAGCCAGTATCGGTCAACATGACCTTCTACCCGACGTTCGTTGCAACCAACGTCGCTCTTGCTGGTTCTGACATTTCCGTCAACCAGGGTCAAGAGAAGATGCTGAACCTCATGTCCACCATGATGGAGTCCCGAGCTCAGGATGCTGCCGATGACATCGGTAACTTCTTCCAGTCTGATGGCACAGCCTTCGGCGGAAAAGCTCCTGCCGGTCTCTTGAACATCGTAGACAACGGCTCAGTCGCCGCCACCTACGGAGGTCTCTCCCGTGCGACCTACTCTGGCTTGAACGCCACAGTAACCGCCTCGGGTGGAACGATCTCGCTCCTCAAAGTTCGCCAACTGTGGAATTCAATCGCTGATGGTCCGGTTCGTCCCGACACCATTTTGACGGATTACACCACATGGGCGTACTTCGAACAGTTGCTCACTCCGTTCCAGCGCAACGTCATGACGAACTTCGAGGCTTCCAAGTCGGTCAACGGCTCGGCCTCAGGTTACGCAGATCTCATCTGGGATGGTATGAAGGTGTTTCGAGACAAGAAAGTGACCACGGGTTACTTCTATGAACTCAACACCGACTACCTCAAGTTTTACGGCTTGAAGTGGTGGGAAGGGACATCGGTATCTCCGAGGGCGAAAGTCATCGAAGGTAACGTGTACGAGGACTCGATGTACGCACCGAGCGCCTTCACATGGACTGGTTGGATTCGTGCCTATAATCAGGGCGCAATCAACGGCTTCATGATCCTCGGCGGTCAGCTTGTCTGTACCGATCCGTTCCGCAACGGCGTCCTCACAGGCATCACGGGTGTTGTTTAGTCTTATCAGCATAATTAGCGTCAAAGGTTAGTCTCTAGCAGACCAAACCACACGCCACCTAAAAATTATGTCAACAGGTCACCTTAGTCCGCAGTCAGGTCTTCCGCCTCTTTCCCAGAAGGTCATCAATACGACCACTTGGGGAGCAGGAGGTACGACCTGCACGATCACGGATGAGTACATTCATCCGAATTCGGATGTCGATGTAAAAGTCACTGGCTCGACGCCGCCAGCAGGATTCTGGTCTTTCACCACGAATCAAGGCTCAATCACAATTACGTCTTCCCAGTCAGAAGGCTCAACATTAGCACTAAGCTATGTCGTCTACTAACATGAGCAACAAATCACTCACAGTTTCGCTGCTTGTCGTGTTGATAGTAGCGATAGGAGGATATATCTATCCTCAAGCTCAGAGTCTTGTGCAGGGTATCTCGACTTCGGGCAGCAACTTCAATGGACCGAGCGATGCAACGGCGGTCACTTCGCTTTTGACCAGCACTTCGACTTCCATTCAGAATACGGGTGGAAACGACAGGGCAATCACAAGCGATCACGCTTTCTGTCAGAGCGTCGGCACGAGCAATGGTTATTTGACGGGCGGAGGTATTGCATCTTTGACTCTCCAGGCCGCCACGACTTCCGTGGCGAATCAGGGTCTTCAGGGAAATACAAACTACGTCTTCAACACAACGATTGCTACCACTTCTGGGTTAGCGGCATATTACGTCGCTTCATCGACAGAGCCGATCCCGAGTTACATAGGACGAATCTGGCCGGCAGGTTCATGGCTGACGTTCAATACAAACGCCACGAACACCGCAGCCTGTTCGTTCTCAGTCCACTTCATTGGTTTATAAGCTTAATCATTAAAATAAAAATATGTCCCGAATCACACAGAAGCCAGCAGTAGCGCCATTGGCATTGTTCCAACAGGCATACTCTGCGAACCCAGCAAGCACTCCCGTCACAACGGCGGGAACTGGTTTTGCTGACGCAAACTTTGCGACCTACCCTGGTCAGAAGTTCGACACTTCGGATGGCCGTGAGTTTGTCCTCATTCAGAATGGGGGAGTAGCTCTCGCCGCCGCAAAGGTCATTCAGTCTCCGGCTGAAGTCACCGCATTCCAAAAGCTTGCGATGACTGTTCCGACGGCTACTCCTGCGACGGCTGGCACATTCGCAGTTCTCGTTACGAACGGCGCAACTGTTCTTAACGTCAACCAGTTCGCACAGGGCTATCTCATCGTTGCGGCGGGTACTGGCATCGGCCAGATGTTGAAGATCGCTTCACATCAGCCAGCCGCAAACGGAGCGACGTTTATCGTCACTCTTGAGGATGCGATCGTGACCACTCTCGATGCGACCTCGAAGATCACCTTGATGACCTCGCCATATATCGGCAACGTCATTCAGGTTGCTTCAGGCTCGACTCAGACTGGCTCACCAGTAGGCATCACTCTGTACGGCATCGCCGCTTCGACTGCTCCGAGCTATAACGCAACAACTGGCGCTCTCACGACCGCCGGCGTTGCTCAGTATGGCTTGATTCAGACGCACGGCCCTGCTGTCGGTACGCTCACGACTGGTGGTGCTTCTCTCACGACTGGTTCTGGCCTCGGTATCTCTACCACGGCTGGCTCTCTCATCGTGCAGACTCTCACCACAGCTCCTCTCATTGCATACAACATGCAGACGCAGACGGATGCTCAGTCAGGTCTCGTGTACCTGATCCTCTAGTACGTTCCTTCTGTCCCCAAGTCTTACTGGGGGCAGAGAGGAGCGCATTATAAGGCGTTCCGCTTACTAATTCCCTGAAAAGGGGAGTAACCTGCCTGAAAAGGCCAAAAAAAATGAACGAACAGAAGAAGAATGTGCTTCCCGTGGATTTCGATGGAGTGTTTCGCTTTACAAATCGTCGTGACACAGAATTCAAGGCAAAGTGGGGAGGTATTGAATATACTTTTCCAGCCCAGAAAATGAGTCCGATGATAATTCCAGGCGCAACTCCTGAGGAAGTCCAAAACATCAGGAAGAAGTTTGCCCGAGAATACGCAGTCGAACAGTTTTATAAGACTCCGAAATTCGTCGGGATGAACGCATCTACCCCTGGCGGAGTTCCAGCTCTTTACACTGACAGCGATCTTGCTCCTTTTATTCAGGAATGCCTTGAGCCGTTGCCTATGGCACAGGCCAAAATGGAGGTAATTCCGAAGGACAACGAAGCTCGTTATCGAAAAGACAAAAAGGGAAAGAATGTCAGCCGTGTTCTCGAACAGGACGAAACTCTTGTAGAGGACGGCACGATAATGGCCTAAATCATGAGACTTCTTTCCAAACAAGAAGTCACACGACAGCAATCGATCGAAAAGAAAAGCGAGATCGATGAGGGCTTAAGGCTTGCCCGCAGGATAGACAATCTGCGTGAGACTTTTGCTGCTGAAGAGACAAGGTTGGCAAAATTCAAAGAGGCTTCCATCACACAAATGAAGGAGGACATTCGGGATTTGGCTGATAGAAAAAAGTCTCTTGAGAGAGACATCCGAACGCTAAAGATTCGGCAAAAAGCCGTTAAAAAGCCTCTTGTCGCCGAATGGAACAGCGCTAAACTTCTCAGGCGTAAATATGAATCAATGCTTCGAGATCTGGGGCTTCGTGAGTCAGAGTTGAAGAGTTTGGACACTGCGTTAAAGTCGAAGCAAGCTCAACTCAGGCGTGAATCAGAACAAGTTGCTACTCACCGAGAACAGGCTGAAGACGCTTCCATCATTGCTTCCAATTTGGTACTGGAAGCTCAGGAAAAAGCCTCAAAAGCTGAACAGTATCGCAACCAGACCGAGACTTTTGTGGAGAAGCACCAGAAAAATCTTTCCGTCAGAGAGACCGCAGTTGCTCTGAGAGAAAGAGAAGTCCTTGCTCATGAGAAAAATTCTCAAGTGAAGGAGAGGATGCTGAATGACCGAGAGAGATTTATCAACGACAAATACGAAACCCTTTTAAGAACCCAAAAAAGATATGGCAAACGCCAAGAGAGATCAAAATAGTGTTCCTACGCTCATCGCAGCATCCTCTTCAGATGGGGTGACTCCGACATTGGTCTATGCAGACCCGACCACTCATCGACTTCTTGTCGATTCCACTTCTGGGGTTGTAGGGCCAGTATCGTCGACAGATGGAGCTATTGCTCTGTGGAACGGGACGACTGGACAGACCATCAAGGATTCGATTTATGTTCCAGGCGGAACGACCAGCGCTCCTTCAACCACAGCGACTCCCGTATTCACTTCTTATTACGGAGGAAATACAAAAGCTCTCGGAGATCCCGTAGCTTGGTTGCTTCTAACAATAAGCGGAACTGCATACAAGATTCCGCTCTACACCTAATATGGCAAACGCATCGAGAGACGAAAATTCAGTTCATACTCTTACGGCAGCTCTCAGCACCACTGGGGCGAGCATCGTTCGAGTAAAGGCCAATGCCTCCACTCACGCTTTGAAGGTATCCGATGGAACGACTGGTTCGGATCACGGACCGACAAACGCTCTCAGAGATGAGAATGATGTTCCCGTGCTGTTAGCGGTTTCATCTGCGGATGGAGTAACTCCTGTCATCGTTTATGCCGATTCGAGCGGCAATCTTTTAATAGATAGCATGTAAAAATATGGCAAACGCATATCGAGACCAAAACTCAGTTCCAACTCTCATAGCTTCGTCGAATGTCGATGGGGCTACCCCAGTCCGTGTGTATGCCGACCCAGTGACTCATCGTCTCTTGGTGGATACTGGTGGGGAAGGAGCAGGAATCACGTCAATAAACGCCGATGCGACTGCCGCTCAGATCCTTGCCGTTGGGACTGCCGGCACGGACTTTGCCATTGTTGACAACGGAACGGGAACGCATACCTTCAATCTTCCGACGGCCTCTCACACCAATCGAGGAGCTTTGTCATCAGCCGATTGGGATACCTTTAATGGAAAGGGATCGGGAACTGTTACCGCAGTTTCAATCGCTACGGCGAACGGCTTTTCGGGAAGCTCAAGCGGAGGAGCGACTCCGGCTCTTACAATCGTTGCGGGGGCGATCGTCCCAACTTCCGTGAATGGACTCACCCTAGCGACTGCGTCTGTCGGATTTACTATCGCAGGTGGTACTACGTCAAAAACCGCTACGATTGCGGGAAATTTCACTACGGCGCATGGAGACGACCTTACGCTCACCACGACTGGGGCAACGAACGTCACCTTGCCGACAACAGGAACACTCGCCACTCTTGCGGGAAACGAAGCGTTGACGAACAAGACAATAAACGGAATGACGATAACTTCGTCGACGGGAACTTTCACTTTGACCAATGCGAAGACTCTGACAGTCTCAGACTCGACGACATTGGCAACGGCCGCAATCACTTTGGGAAACGGGAAAGTTCTGACTCTTTCGGATTCGACGACGCTAAACACGAACGCTATTACTCTGGGCGGAGGCGAAGTCATTACCTTCTCGGCTTCAAATGCCTTGTCGCTTCTTACCACAGGAACGACTGTTATGACCTTCCCCGCCGCTACTGACACAGTGGTCACTCTTGCGGCGACTCAAACGCTTACGAACAAGCGTGTCACCCCGAGGGTTCTCTCGGCGGCGGCATACACGACCAACACTGGTTCTTCAATTAACGGAGACACCCAGGATATGTTCATCGTAACGGCTCAGACGGGAGCGCTTAAGTTCAACAATCCTTCAGGAACGCCGACCGATGGCCAGAAGTTCATCATCACTGTGGCTTCATCCACTACGGCCGCTCGAGCTTTGACTTGGGATACGGCTTATGGGGCTACGACAGTCGCTCTTCCAACGACGACTGCCGCAACGACGGCAACCCTTTCGATCGGTTTTGTTTGGAGTGCCAGCAAGTCGCTCTGGCAGTGTGTAGCAGTAGCTTAATATAAAAATATGGACAGACAATACAAAGCAGGGGACAAGGAGCAGATCTATATGGAGCAGATGAAGCCGAGCTTCACAATTTTGGACGGCATCGCCGTTCTGATTGCAGTTGTGATCGTGTGCTTAATTGTTAAAGGAATATGGGGATAGCTTTCGACAGTTCAGCACATATAAACCAAGTGGGAGGCTTCCCTGCCTCTATCACTGGTTCGCATACGATTGTTTCCGATACGAATGGAGCAGTTGTGGTTAACGTCGAAGGTAACGGATCATTGTCACCTTTTCCGACAGACCCTACTGTTACATTCGGCGGGAACTCAATGACCTTGCTGAATCCTGGGGGCTTCACTAGCTCAAATAATGCCACTAGCGTCGTTTGGTGTTTTTACATAAAAAACACTACATTGACTGGTTCTCAGACAATAACTGCGACCGCAGGGGCTAACAAAGCACAATTTCTCTGCGCTTGTTCTACGGCTTATACAGGGGTCGATCAGACAAATGTCGTCGATACGAATACGACCACGGGAAGCGAGCCGAGCGGATCTCATACTCTCACTCTTACAGCGACAGCCGTTGCCAATAACGACTGGGGAGTCATATGCGCTGGTAGTGAGAACACGATAAATGCAGGAACAAACAGCACTTTCAGAGTGAAAGCAGATGTGAACGCCGAAATATTCGACACCAACGCAGATCAAGCGGCAGGGTCGGTCTCGATGGCCATTGGAACTACGGACATAACGAATGCAGTGATGTTCTTTTTGAAGCCAGTCGCAACTGCCAATACAAATTCATTCTTCACGATGTTCAACTAACATGGCATACCGATACGAAAAAAATCCAATAACAAGACAATCCGAACTCGTCATCGATGGGTTCGAAAAGGGCATTGCGGATTCTCCGTATCTCGGCATTTCGAATATCCGAAATCTGAATATCAAATATGCCGATGGGGTGGCGTATATGAACTACAAGAGGTTGGCGGCAACGGCAGCAAGTATGACCCGTCCAATCTCATACACAGTTTCTCCGGCAGGACTTATCTATTTTTCAGACGGGGCTAATCATGTCTATAAGCAAAGCGCCGTCAATTCATCAACCTTCACTGCGATCGGAAGCAACCCAGGAACGGGAGCGGGCGGAATTCTCTATTGGAGCAATTATCTCCTCTGCTTCAGAACTTCGAATACCATCGACATCTGCGGAGATGGAACTGGCGATGCAGGAATCACCTCATCGAATTGGAATACGGCTGGCGGCGCTTCGGGCGTTTGGCCAATCGATAGTGCAAGCATCGTCTTGAACTCAAGCATCTCTGCGGGCGACACTACGGCCTCAATGTCCTCAACGGGATACACGGATGCTCAGGGAACGAACCGAAAGTTTTGGAATGGACCGACAGGAGCGTATCTAGGGGCTTTGGGCAGCGTAAATGGCGCTCAGGTGACAGTGAGTCTCACTCAAGGATCGGCCGCTATCTCATGGACGCCTCCTGCGACCAATTCGGCGGCGGCTTCTCTCATCATCTATCCCCTTCAGAACGGGACAATAAACGGCGTACATCCGACTTGGCTATCCCGAAACGATGGGAACGCCTATTTCGGCCATGCGAACTTCGTCGGCTCTATCGGAGTGAACTCTGGCTATCAACTTTCTTCGGGAAGCGCCGGCTCGTTCTCCAAGACAAATTTCTCATCTTTTGCCTACAACGGAACGGCTCTTGCCCTTCCTATCGGAGACAATGTTCAAGGTCTCGAGGAGCTGACCAATCGTCTTATGGTTTTAGGGAACTACAACCTCTATCCGTGGGATCGAGTTTCGAGCTCGTGGCAGAACCCTCTTCCTTTCCAAGAAGGGCCAGTAAAAATAATCAACCTTCTGAACAACCTGTACGTCTTTGCCGGCAATAAGGGCAACATCTATGTCTCCAATGGATATTCCGTGTCACGATTCCGAAAGATTCCCGATAACGCAGCAGGGTCAATTCCTCCATTGGTCGATCCCACCTGGTCTTTCGGAGGAGTCATGTCCCATCGTCAAAAACTGTGGTTTCAGGCAACCGCCGCAAACGGCCAGACAGGGACTCCCGTCTTCACGGGCATATTCAGCATAGATTTGGATACAGGGGCGCTCACTATGGAGAATCAGAACTCAACTGGAACGGGAGGCTCTACGACTGACTTTGCGGGTCTTCTTATCGATAACTCTCTGCCGGCTCTTACAGTGAACACTGCTGGATATACGACGAATTACGACAGCTATTATTCTGCCTCGGCAACTCTCTCGGGCGGAAATTACACTGGGACGATGGACTACAACACCACGACGCTTTACAGCTCCAACGAGGCAATCATCGAGAGCGATCTAATCCCTGTGGGTACATTCGCTTCAAACATGACCTTCAGCAACATGGAATTCAAGATGGATCAGCCGATGAAGTCAGGCGATTCGATCACAGTCTACGCACGTCAGTCCCTTGCCGATTCCTATACCCAGATCGGCACGACGACCTCAACGAGCCTGTCGGACTTGTATACGCCACTTGTGCTTCAAAACTTCCAATGGCTTCAGATCAAGCTCACGATGTCATGCAACGCCACGGCTACATCGTCATCGTTTAACCGCATCAGGGAGATAAGAATACGATAATGAACGAAGAACAAATCAGACAAATAGTGAGGGATGAGATTGAAAAGAATTTTCAATCGGGCGATCCAAAGACTCCCAGGCACGTCCATGACGGCGTTAGCAATTCTGTTATAAGCCTTCAGACTTTGGGATTGACCCCAGTGCCTCAGTCGAACACTAAGATTCAGTTCAGGTATCTAACGAATCAGAACGGAGTAAATAGCGAGAACACTCAGCCGATTGCCTACGGATTCTCTTCCCCTTCGATACTCTCTCCGGCAACTTCGGGACACCTTCAGCAATACACCACTAATCCGAACGTCTATATCAACCCTATTCCGATAGTCGTAGGTAACGGGGTCGGTATTCAAGGGGCATTCAACGGAGGAGCAGCGCCAGATGGAACGATGGTAGCATTCATCACTGGAAGCGCTACGACCAGTTTCCTCTACATTCGGTTCGATGGCTCGTGGTATGGCGTGAATTTAGCAGCTAGTCCCATAACACCATAATATGAAAACATATACGACACTTCAAAACTTGTTTGGATCTCTCTCGCAGAACAATTCTTCTGCGAACTTGGCGTTGGGTGGACAGCTCATCAACGACCAACACCGCTATCTCATTCAGAGGTACTTCGACAACGAGAGGAGCTTCATCACTTCAACTGTGGGCGGACAGAGCCTAACTCTGACGGGAGCGCCGGCTCTCAATGCAACTTCAGCCACCCTGACGGCAGTTTGGGCTTATCCAACCTGCACTCAGCTTGTTAATTTCTCGAACACCAACCAGAGAAGCACCCTCTTCACCTACAATTCGGCGGCGATCTCATGGAGTGTGGGTCTGACCTCTTCTGCGACCACGGCGATAACGACTGTCGGCGTTCAGGACTACAACATTCCCGCCAACATCTCGAAGATAAAAAACGACACAATCTCCGTAGGCCAACTCAAATATCAGCCGACCCCGATTATGACCCGTCAGGAGTGGGATCTTGTGAATTTCCTGCCGTACACCTCTGATATTCCCAACTACTTCTTCATCTACAACGGCAAACTCGGCATCTTCCCGATTCCGTCGACAACAGGCAACCCGCTTCAATTCAACTATAAGACTCGTATCCCAGACTTCTCGTTCTCGGACTATTCCACAGGAAATGTGACGACGGCGACGGCGGGAAGCGTTGCTATTACTGGTACGGCGACGAATTGGAGCTCGAGTGGAGCGTATCCTCTGAACACCGATGTCAGCTTCTACAATCTCTATCTTCGAATCGACCCTCCATATGGAGACGGAATTTGGTATCCGATCTCGACGTTCCAAAGCAACACAGCTCTCACTCTTGCCCTTCCGCTAGTGAACGCTCCCAATATAACGGGGTCGACGACGTACACTATCGGTCAGTTGCCCGTCCTTAGTGAAGACTTCCACGATATGCTGGTTTACGGAGCTCTCAAGACCTACTTCAGCACTATCGTCAAAGACACTGACAAGTACAAGGAATTCGATGCGATGTACAAGGATCGATTGGTCGCATTGGAAGAGTACGCCGGCACGAAGTCAGTCAACGTCGATCTTGGCGCTGAACCCGCTCAAGTCAACCCAAATTTGTTCTTATACGCTAATTAAATTAACAACATGCCACTAACAATCAGCAACACAGTCACCCGTCCTGCGAACGCCGCAATTCAGAGCAAAATCAATCCGCAACAGCTCACACCGCCGGCCAATTCGTTCATGGTCAATCAGCCTGTTCCTACGGCTCAGCCGACGACGCCTTCGGTCACTCAAGGACCTGGGTTGATTCCTCAGATCATGCCTAAGGCGGCTGCTCCTGCTCCCGTCCCCGCTCCTGCAATCCAAGCTTCCTATCAAGGAGGTCAGGCTGTTCCTGCTGTCGGTACGGCGGCATATCAAGCGGCACAGAAGCTCTCGCAAGCCCCAGTGAATCCTCCAAACAACACCCCCGCTCCTGCACCCGCCGCTCCCGTGCCGAGCCAGTATTCGGGTCTCATCTCTCAGGGAACGGGCGCTCTCCAACAGCAAGCCGAACTTCAGAAGAAGATAGCGATGGGGGTTTCCGCAGTCGAAGGCAACCCGAACTACTCAGTCGACACGCAGGTCGGCCGAGCGGGACTGATTCAGAGGAATCTTGGGACTCAGGCTCAGGCTCTCGGTCAGGAGGCCTCGGCGGCATTCCAGGGCGCTCAGGCTATGCAACCTGTCTCAGTGCCATACGGAGTCCAGTACGGATCTCCTGTGGATTTGGCTGCTGCTAATGCACCTGGCGGAACGGCGGGTGGTAGTGGCGCTCCTGGTGGCGCTCTGAATCCCCTGAACAATGTCACTTCGATTGCTCAACAGATCATAAGCGGCAAGTTGAGTCCTTCACAGGGATACGCCCTCGGAGGGAATGTCTCGAATTTCCAGGGACTTCTCAATGCAGAGATACAGAAACAGTCGCCAGGATTCAACACTGGAACAGCTCAGGGAAAGTTCGACGCCAATCAATCTAATACCACTGTCTCGGGGACAGCTCCGACGAATGCGGCTTCGGCGGCTTACCAAGCGGCATACCCTCAGCTCTTGGATCTTCAGAACACGACTCAGAACGTGGATCAGTTCGGTACTCTCCTTCTCAATTCAATGGTTGACCCGAACGGCAACACGATTAACCCGAACGACGTGAAATTCGCCAACACGACTCTTGCAAATATAAAGAGCCAGTTGTCGGACGCACAACAGGCTGTCTTCGATAACACCTTCGCTTCGCTGAAGTCTCGAGTCTCGGGACTGCTTGCGATGGGAGGATCGGAGATTCCAACACAGATAACGGCGGATGCGAACAAGATTATCGATGGCTCTCTTCCATTGTCTTCCCTTTCGGCTGTCCTTCAGAGGATAAGCACGGAGGGCAAGATTCTGACTTCGAACTTGCAGAACAAGCTCAACACAGCAGGAAGTGTCATCGGCGCACCAAAGTCGGGTGCGAATAACAATCCTGCGGGCATATAAATATGAACGATCAACTGAATCCACAAGTTTTTAAGCAGAAGGTCATGGCGGCTCATCCTGAGTACGCTAATGCTACGGCTTCAGATGGAACTCCATATGCTTCGATGGATGCGACCGACTTCACCCAACGATTCGCTCAGAAGTTCCCTGACGCCACGACAAGCGACGGCCATAAGTACGCAGATTTCCTTCCGAAAGCGCCTCAACAGGCCGCACAGCCTCAGGATCAGGGATTATGGTCAAAGATCAAGGGAAGAGTCTCAGACATCGGCGGAGCGCTTCAGGACAGCTATACGGGCAAGATAAATCCCCTTACGGCGGGATTAAAAGAGGCAGGGGCGGTCGCAGGAGGCATAAATGACACTGTACAAGCCGGATTAGAACTCATCCCTGGGGTCAAACAGGCTGAGGGTGTTTTGGGTCAAGGAATTTCGAAAGTCGCACAGACTGCCCCAGGTCAGGCTGTTTTGGGAGGCATACAGAGCTTCTCTCAGGCTCATCCTGAGATCGCAAGCGATATAGGAAACGTCGGAAACCTCGTCGGAGCGGCAACGACCCTAAGCGGTCTAGGTGCTGTTAAGGGGCTTGTCGGTAAAGCACTCGGTCGGGACGCTTTGGACGTCATAGCGAGCGATATAGCGCCTCAAGCAACGGGGAAATCGGCCGCCTCAGCCATCGCAAAGGGAGGAACTACCAAGTCTCTTCTCTCAAGGACGATTCAGCCCGCAATCGACCCCGCTTACAGAGATGCGGCTCAGATAGTGACCGACAACGTGCCAGGCTTTAAGAGTCTCAAAACCTTCTCGGATAAGATAAACGCAACACAGGAGGCCATCGGCAACATGGCAGAAAGCCTCAAGAACGATGTCATAAACAGTGGAGGCGACCGAATTTACTCCTTCAAGGAGCTCGGTTCGAAACTCAATGGCCTTGAGAAGCCTCTTCTTGTCTCAAGCGATACTACGCTCAACAATGCCTACGATCGAGTGATTGCTAAGGCGCTTGAGATAGCAAAGGAC